TCGCCATGGCGTCCGCCGTCGCGGCAGCGAGCCGACGCGAGTTGACGTTCCACCACGTCGCGTTGACGCGGCCTTCCTCGTCGTAGCGGTTGTTGGTGATGTCGTTGACGATCATCGGAGCAGTCAACGCCCCGGTTCCACCGTTCAGCGGTACCGTAACCACGAACCCGGTCAGCTGCAGCACCTGCTGTTCGTCAAACGTCCAGCACTGGAAGCAGGATTCAGGTACCCGCAGACAATTCAAGACACCAAACTGCGGGCCTTGGATCGACAGCTCCGGGTTATCGACGGTCGAGCAGCAGGACAGTGTCGTGTAGGCCGCCACCTTGAGGTAGCCCAGCGACGGGTCCTCGCAGCAGTGAGCGAGCCGCGACACCTCAGCAGAATTGGTGTCGGCAGCCAGAATCTGGCCGAGCGTGCCAGAATTGTAGGTGTAGCCATGGCCGAAGCACTGCGGCTTGCTGCAATCCCACGCACTGGCAATGTACGCGATCATCGCGTCCTGCCAATAAACGTCGTCGTACAGCATCCCGATGCAACAATAGCAGCATTCGCCAAGAACCGCAGTATAGTCAAGCTGCGGCGACGCAGCATTGCTCGATTGGGTGCCGGGAACCGGAAACGCCACCGTCATTGTTACGCCTTCTGGCGCATAGTCGCGACGCTGGTGCCAGTTATACTGCGGATTGATGCAGTTACCGACCGTGCCAGCGTTCTTTGCTTCCAACGTAACCACGCCAGCCGCCGCCGTCACAACGTAAGGAAAGCCACTCTCGTTGTTTAGAGACATGGCGACGGCGGCAGCGATGTCGTCCGCCGTCATTGCCTCAATTACGCGGGTCGAAGTGTTCCAGCGCCCATCGCCGATATACAGGTCGATGCGACCATCCGACGTCGCCGGGCCGGTAAAGGTGAGCGTATAGGTCGCCTTCGCCGTTGCACCGACGCTCGCATCCTTGCGCGGGAGCGCATAGAACTCCATCGCTTGATTGGGGCAGCAGGCGAATCCAACTTTCAGACCGTTGGAAATGACGCTACCTTCGCCGAACAGCTCGTCCACGTCCCGCAGTGACGGGATACGGATCAGAGCGCCGTCCACGGCGGTGCCAGTGTCAAGCATCTGACCTTCCAGCAAGATGCGACACTTGGACGGATAAGCATTGCGCGACGGATCGAAACAGATCCGAATAGCGCCGGATCGCAAAGAATCAATCGACATGGCGTCGTTACTCCTTCCCTAGAGGGGCTACGAGGTGGACGACCGGGGCGCGGTCGGTTGCGAAGCACCAGCGGTCTTGGGCTGTGCGGGTGCGGGCTTGGCTCCGGCCTTGCCCCCCTCTACTTCCAAGTCCTGATGGTGATTGATCAAGCGCCGGATGTACGGATTATCCGGCACCGGAGTAAACTTGTCCTCCGGGATCATCTTGCCTTCATAGTAAGCCCGTCGGCCGGGCCTCGTCCTTACATAGATCATTGCCACGTCGGGCCTCCTCTTGGTTGTGGGGGAACTAACGCCTACTTGCACGGATCGTACCATGGCTCCATACACACTGGTTCAGGCTCACAGCCTCTAGGTTGGCACAAATTCCAGCCAATCTCAAACGGCTCGCCCTCATCTTCAATGCAGGCAGACCAACGAATAGTAGCGATGAAAGAAAAAGTTAACGTTACCGCGAGCGGCTCGGCATCAATAGTGAGACCACGAAACGCGATCCGTTCACCGTTAGGCGGCTCCCAGCGCGCGAGATTGCGCAGCAGTGTGTTACGAATAACGTCATACGGGTAATACGACCAAAACGGAGTCTCTGACCCATTAGCGCGTTTATAACGTTCCGGTTCCAACCAAAATTCTATTACAAAATAGTCGGCCAAGTCAAACATTGCATTGCTCGACCTAGTCGGTGGATTAGCCTCGGTCTTGACAAACGCCACCATCGCCAACGGTAAAGTCGGCACGTTTTCCTTAGTAACGTCTACCTCACTGACCGCTAGCGCCCGCCGTTCGAGCTGCGGAAACCAGTCAGCAATAGCATCAGCCAGCGCTGGCAGGAATCGCTTTTCCTTAGGTGCAACGGCATCCATCACGGCCACATTGTTACAATAGCGACAATAGCAACAGCCAGAATCGCCAAACTAATCATGACGAAGGCGGAGCGCATGCTCATCCATGTACCCACTTGACCCAACCCTCCAACCGGCCCTTGCTGGCAGCCAGCCCTTCCTTCAGGGCATTATCCGACATCTTACGTCGCGCCATCTTACGAGTACCCTTACGCAGGAACCCCGAATAAGGCTGACTGGTGCCGATAGTCATTTCCATCGCCTTTACCTCAGTCTTGACCGATCGCCGCAGCCCAGCGGTACGGACGTTGGGCCACGCACCCGGCGACGATGACGGCGGGTGATAACCCATGCTGCCGGTGAAGATCTGTTGCGAGGTGTCAGCTACGCTTTGCAGCCAGCGCCGGATCGCACTCTTGTCGTGCGCGGCGTGAAACTTGCGCCACGGCGTAAAGCTGAAGGAAATGCTAGCCATTACTTTTTACCGCGCTTCGCGCGCTTGGTGTCGGCGCGATTAAACTCTTTCGCCACCTTTTGTGAGATCCCGGCCTTCTTGGCGAACGTCCGGTCATGGGCAGCTGCCGCCATGAACCGCTTCTGCTTCTTCGACTTGCTGGGCATGTTACAACTCCACTCCTGTGGTTGGCTCCGCCCGCAGACCTTCCTTCGGCGGCACGGCAGTATCGTCGCGCTCGACCAAATGGCAGGTCATGACCAGCCAACCTTCCAAATCAGTAAACCCAAGCGACTTGTACCAGCGCGGCGCAGTTTTCAGGCGGGCTTCGTAGACCCATGCCGTTGATGTTATCTCCAACCCATAGCCAGCCCGAATGATTATCTTGTGGGTCTCACGGTACTCATGTTCCAACGTCGCGTAGCCATAAGGTGACAGGAACGACATCATGTTGGTAGACAATTTGATAGCAGCCCATGCCCACGTCACTGTCTCACGCGTCAGCTCCATATTCGCGCCGCTCTTGACCACATCCTTCATGGTGCAGAGCGCAACCCGATGGTTCAGCTCCTTAAGCTTAGGCGGCTTGATTAGACCGAATGCCATTAGACGGCCTCTGGATCATATTGACGCCAAATTTCAAGCGCACCCGAAACCAGTGCGATGTTGTTGCTGCCCGCGACGGCACCCGCACGGCCTTCCAGCCGGTTACGCGACGTCAGCAGTTCGTCGCCGGGATGTTCGACCACCCACGCCATGAACTGAAGGCAACCGAGCACGACCCCCGCCGGTACGTCATCGGGACTGGCAAACCCGGCCTTATATGCCGCCATCAGGCCAGCATTAATATTGTGTGTCGAGCATGGGTCGCAGCAGTTTGACATATCGAGTAGTCCAGTACGGATCGGGACCTTGATAGTGCGAGTGCCGATCGGTACCCGGAACGTAACGTTATCATGGAAGTAATAGGGAGCCGGGCTGCCATAAAGATAGACCCAGCCGTCAGCAACCGGATGCTGCAGCTTATGATTGTAATGCGTATGGCCGGGGCGCACCCGCGACGGTCCCTGAATTGGCTCGAGAATGTTGCGCTGACCCGCCAGCATCAGACCGGTGTAATGTTCGGCCGATTCAATTGAAGCCCGCCGGTACAACCTGAGCTGACTGTCAGTAACCGCCGGGACGTCATCAGTCTTGGTGTGCTCCCGGATCGTGTCAAGTGACAGCCGGGCATCCCAGTCGAACGGGGTCCCTTTGCCTTCAGGCAGCGGCGGCTCGGTCGGGTTCCGGTTCGGAGCCGTTCCAAACATGCGCGGAGGTAAGCCGGGCGTCAACATTTAACGATCCCGATGTCGAAGCAGTCAGTGCGGGTGTAGCACATACAGTCACAGTCCATCGCTCCCTGTAATACTGTCAGCCGCCACACCTCGCAGATCTGGGCGGCAGGACTGACTTTGACGGGGAAATGAACGTTGTAGTAGCGCTGATCGACCACCACCCCGGCCTTGTCGATAGACACATGGGGCGTGTGCGAATATTTAGTAGAATCAACTCCGACCCCGATCAGAACCTCAAACACCGTCACGGTGCTGTTATTTTCCGTAACTTGAATGTAAAACCGGTCCTCGCCCTGATAGTTGGTCACGGGGTCATAATCGAACGTACCAATTGCGTTCAACACTAGCTTGCCGTGTTGCGGCCCGTGGAACGCCAACACCTTATAAGTCAAAGGGTCGGCCTCGGGATCAGTCACCTTGGTGCTAAAATCACCGGTAAGGTGAGTATTGATAGGGGTATCGAACCTGATCATCTGTTCACCGGCCGCAAGGTGCGGCGGCAGATTACCAATCGTAGCCGGGCAGGTTTCCATCTGTTCTAATTCAAACTGCGGCTCACAATGGAGCCAGCCGATCGGAACCGCCCATGGCGCATAGCTGACCATCATCTTATTGACGGTACCGGGCTTAAATGCCATTCTCTCGCAGCAACATTGAACACAACCATGCTGCTGAGCTGACTGGGTCTCGACGGTGAACTGTAACATGGCTGCGATCCTTTATGTGGTGGTCCGGGAGCGCCGGGGTGAGGGGCACTCCCGGACCTTCAGCCAGTATTCGTAATGCGTGAGGCGGATTACGTACACTGGAAGCAAGGCGGAGCAGCGAGCACCTGTGCAACGTTTGGCGCGCACGGCGGGGTACACGTGGTCTTGATCATCAATCTTCTCCCTTTTTGGGTTTACGGACCGGCGGCTCGGGTACCGGTGCGTTACTCTCCTTAAGCCTATTGTTATAGGCCCGAGCCTCGGAACGAGTCATGAACCGTGCATATCCGTTACGGATCAACACTTCGGCAGTGTCCAACGGTAATATCGCATCCATCGAATCAATGTCCCATTCGACCCGCAAAATATTACCAAAAAACGACAGCCGATAATCGAACCATTGCGAATCTTCTGTCTTACCCGTGACGACCGCCATGATTAGACCAACTTCGCCTGACTTGGTCGCCGGAAGATCGTCTTCGCTTAAGAACGAATCTGCCAGCGGGCGCTCCGTCACCGAAACATCTCCGCCACTCGGCGCGTTAATCGCTGATGCCATGGTAGGCATGGGTTGATCCTCTTTTGTAATCGGACCTTAGCCAGCGGGTCCTTGGGAGTATCGACCTCTTGCATTACACAGACGTGGCCATCAATTTCGGAGGTGAAACGCAGCACTCGCGCCGGGACCCCTGATGTCAGCCGCAATGATAGCGGCGACTGGATCGCGGGAGTATCTCCAGCAATATCAGAATGCATGACATAGGGCGACAGATCGCCGTCACCCTCCCGCGCGAATACATACAATCTTCCGATAGGAGCAGCTGCAAGCCGCGCCTGAACGATTACTTCATCGCCCGGCTCAACTCGCAGCTGCTTAGTAGTCGCTACTCTCACTTGGGGCCGTGCAAAATAACGACCGCCCGTACGTTGGCGGTATCGCCACCGCCAGCCGCCAGCCGAATGAAGGCATCAGGCTTGCACGGCAACGTGCCGCTACAGATCTGGCCCTTCTTGGTCCCGGCCGGGATCACGATGGTGGCATTTGGGGCAGGCACAGTACCCCAGAGAGCCACACAAGTCAGGACTTCCGCCACCGGAACAAACGTTCCCGGCAAGCAGACGTCGGCCTCGCTGGCCGGTGCCGATTCCACGTGGAAGACGGCCTCGGTTACGATGTCGGCAGTCACCTCGAAAGTAAAGGCAAACCCAACATGTTTCCGAAGGTCAACCGGGGTACCGACAGTACCGCTCCAAGCAACGATGCCGGAGTTCTGGATCGCATAGTTGTAGTTCATTTGGTGGGTTCCTTCTTCACAGGTTCCTGCTTCGCAGGTTCCTTCTTCACAGCTTGCTGATCGCCTGCCGGGGGTTCAACAGGCACCCGATGCAGCCTACGAAAATCCTCCATCGAGATATTGCTTTGGAGGACTGACGAGTGCGACACCGTCTTGCCTTTGGGCCATGACGCCATGTGGTCCTCCTTACGGTCCAACGACGAGGATACGGGCGGCCGGGCAGCAAGCGGTGAAGCCGCCGTCTTCGGCACCAAACTGGTACTTGACGCACCATGCCGACGACTGACCTTCCCACTGCTCGATCCAGAGCGGACGCTTGTTGACCGCGTAGTAAGCGGTCTTCCACGAACCAGCAGCCAAGATGAAGTCGCCTGTGGTGAACGGGTTGGCTGCGCTACCCTTGGTCAGCCCGGCAGTCGGGTCGGGCAGACAGTTGTTGATGCGGATATTCTCGCGCACGTCAGTCGGGGAGTAGGTCAACAGTCCGTCGCCGATGAAGAAGCGACCAACCGAGTCGACCATCGCCGCCAGATAGGCAAACACGTTCTGGTGCATTACTGCCGTCACCGGCCCATACTCAATAGGTGCCGACGCGTAGAACAGCCGGAAATCGATGTGATTGAAGGTAGTTCCGGCAGTCTTGACCTTGGTGAAGCAGTCAGCAGTAAGCCAGCCGAGCGGTTCATCGATGCCGTTACCGACCATCAATGCGCGGTTGTGATTGATCCGCCATGAGCGAGCCGCCGTCCGGTACATGAAGCCAAGCAGGTCGTAGTTGGCCTCTGCCAGCGTCTTACGGTGCAGACAGAACACGCCCCGGAAGTCGTTGGTGTTGCCATTCTTGAAGGTAACGTTACCTTCAGGACCGTATTCCGCGTCGCACTTGGCATCGCAATCGTACTTGCCGATCGCGCCGTAGTCGAGCACTTGCGGGTACATGAAGGTGCTCTTGCTGACCGTTACCGAGTTATAAAGATCAACCATGTCAGCGCACTCGATGATGCAGTCGAGTTCGATGCCGAGCATCTCAGGCGAAAACAAGGCGGCGTCGAGGCTGGCGGCCTCGAATGCCTTCTTCTCGTCAGGGTTCAGCATCGAGATTACCTTACGCTTGCTCTCGATACCAACCATCTTGACCAGCTTGCGAACGGCCGAACGATAGTGCTTGGCGACCACGAGGTTGTCGAGGTCCTCGACAAAATCGTCAGGATTACCGCCCTTGAACAAGAACGCGCGCCGCTGCAGCTCAATCGCTACCTTGGTGTCATTCTCGGCCAGATCGCTACCACCGCGCAGCAGCGGGGTATCAATCTCCTTCTTGATGCCATCGATCGCCGCCTGCAGCGATTGCTGCTTGGTGATGATTTCGGCATAGGCGGCAGCGTGCTGCTTGACGCCCTCTTCGATCACAACCAGAGCCTTGCTGTCAGCCTTGGCCGCTTCCAGTGCCCGGAAACGATCTTCAGCCTGCTTCTGATTGGCTTCCAGCAGCGTAGTGAAGCTGCTCAGTTCCTTGGTCAGTGTCTCCAACGCCGCGTCAGCAGCAGCGCGATCGGCTGGTGCCTCCTTGGTCAGATAGCTGCCCTTCTTGATGATTTCCATGTTGTGGAATCCTTGGTTGATATCGCGTTGCGTCGGCTACCGAGAGCCTAGCAGCGCTTTGGCCCGAACGGCGAGATCCGTTGCGGCCTTAAGCTTGTGGGCATCTAACCAGAGATGCGGTTGGACAATAGTAGGAGCCTCCTGAGGCGGCCTACCTTGGAACAAATGCACCGAATTTTTCACAGCCTGTGTGAGTTTCCGTGCTTGTTCCCGGCTCCGGGCAAGTCCTTCGGCAACCAGTGCCTTTTCGAACTCGGCCAGAGAATTGGGCGGAGAGCGCTTAATATAAGTCATTTCGGCATCGACGCAGGCCGGAAAGCACACGACACTGACTTCCATCAGGTCGCCCTTCTTGATGATCAGCCACGCGTCATCGCTGCTTGCGTCCTTCTCCTGATCCTCGTCCACGAACTCAAACTCCTCAAGTGAAAACCCAACCGAGAAGTTCAAGCCGCCGATGTCCTTGGCAACCTCGTAAAGGTCGCGAACATAACCAGACTTGAGACTGAGCTGAGCCTCTATCTCCAGCTTATCGTTGACGGTCTCCAGCCGCTTGATGACACCGGCTGGCTTATGCCAGTCGTGGCTCAACAGCAGCTTGACGCCCTTCTTGGCATTCAGGCCCTTACGCCTGATGCTATCATCAAAGGCACCGGGCAGAACCTTGTGGCCATACAGGTCCGTGGCCGCCGTTGACGCAATGCCCTTAATAAGGCCGTCGGGAGCATCCGGCACGACAGTGGCCTCAAACGCCAGATCGCACTCGATCCTGTCACCCTGCTTCCATTGCGTCATTGTAGCCTCCCGTTCATATGTTCGTCGGCAGACTTATCGGCACCGAATGGCGTCGATTGAGCCGGAGCTATCGTCGGCGGCAGCGAATTATCAGGTCTGAACCCAAGAATCTCACGCTTTTCGTTAGTAGTCAAGAATGTAACCTTACTAAGCTTTTCGCCCAGCGCCGCGCGGCCCTCCCACAGTGCCGGAACGGCGTCGAGGTCAAACATGATGCGGATTCCGGGGGGGCACAACGACGCCGTCAACCCAGCTGCCAGCGGTGCCAGATAAGACGGTACTACCGTGTCTTGCCAGAAAGATAATCTGGACTCGCCATAGTTGGAAGCGTACTTGGCGGCGTCGGCAGAGCCAAGGCCGAGCAACGCGATCGGTACGCCAAACACTCCCGCAATCTGACGCGTCATGTCATCCAGCGGGATCTTGGAATGGATATCATCCAATTTGTTATCGAGTGTGTGAACCTCGATCACGGTGTTATACAGAAACAGCACCTCGCCACTGCTATCCTCGCCCGGCACCGACTGCTTCAGGTGGTCGGTAAGGGCGTCGGTCTGCTGCTTGGTCAGCGTCTTCTCAGTCGTAATAATGTATTTTACGTTAGGATGACCGCTGGCAGTGTCAAGCGCCCGCTGAATCAGGGCGTAGATTATCGCAATAGGGTAGGCAATACTTTCAATCGCAGCCGGGGTCCGGTTGTACTCGACCATTCCGGACAGCGACGGAAAGCTTATCTCAGACGCGTATGCCTCGGTTCCGCCTCGGCGCTCAGCGGTTCGGCGTGACGGATAAGTTACCTTCTCGACCCCGTCACCGTACTCGTACTTGTCAACTGAACCGAACTTATTAATGATGCCCTTGATATGCTTGGCGGCCAGCGGGTAGATTCCGGTCGGAATCCCATTGTTGTTTACCCCGACCTTGAAGTGAACACGAGCGTACAGCATCAAATTAAGTGTAAGCCAATAGCGCAGCTGCTCGGCAGTGTAACCGTCGCTCGGCGACTTCAGCAGATCGTTAAGTGCATCGACCGTTGAAGCATTGGCCTGATCGTTAGCCTTGGTTAACCGGGTTCGCCGCAGGGTCTTGCGGCTTCCCAAGATGTCGCGCCCACCCGCCGCCTCGGACATTGGCTCCAATTCGGCGTACCACGGGACCGCCTGCACTGCTGCCGATACGAAATTGGTAATCCGATAAAGTTGCGGCGACTTTCGTTGAGCATTTTCCGCCGTCATGATCGCGGCAGTCGACAAGAATCTTACCGGCTGGTTCGACATCACGTAGACGGGCGACACCGGCTCGTCACTGGGCTGACGGTCGGGCTTAGCTTTGATGAACCAGTCTAGCAGCTTCATTGGTGGCTCACCGCTACAAATCCATACTGTTCACGCTCAGTCCAGTGAGCACCGCAGGTGCGGCAGACGAATGAATAGGTCGTGATGTTAGGATCACCGGCTCCTACCATGACCCCGCGTTTATCGAAGCTGGGGGTCCAACTCATGAGAGTACGAGTGGCCGGGGCATTTTCCTGCACCACGCAGTCATTACGACCACAATCGCGAGTAAAGATGTTCATACCTGCCTGCGGCTTATATTGGACTTACGCGCCTGTAGTGTTAGAG